CTGCGGAAGTGACTGCTCTAACCATTGCTCCGGCGGCTGTTCTGGAGGCTGTGGCTCTCAATGCAGAAGCGGCTGTGACGTCTTTTGCACGGGGTGCAGTTCAACGTGCGCAGATGACTGCTCCGGATCCTGCAGCGGTGGTTGTAGTGGTTGCTCTGGCTTTCTGTGGAGCAAATCGTGATGAAAGGAGAAATCAAAATGGAGACAACGCTTCATTTTGCACAGAATGCAGATGCAGGAACGGAAGAATCCTATCTCAGGAATCTTCCGCTTCTGAAGCTGCTCGCAAAAGAGAACATTGAAGCAGACGATTGGAGCGTTCTGCTTGCGGCAACGCCGAATAATGAGGACAAGTTGTTGTGGTGTCTTGGTTACACGGGTACCCTCTGTGCGCTGGACGCAACGGACTTTGATGATTGGGTGGTTTACTGCTCTACGGTGGTTCTGTCTGCGCTGGAGGCGTGCGGGGTTGAAGCGCCCGATGAACGGAAGAATCTTCTGTCCATCGGGCTGGCGGCGCGCACATTCAATTTTTCTGGCAACCCGGTGACAAAAAATCTGAAATGTGCAGAAACGATTCAAGGCGCGGCAAGCTATAACTGCACTGAGGATGCTGACATTTTTTCGATGTGGTATCTTTTGCAGGTGCTTACTGAGTATCTGCGGCTGGACTTCAACGGCAATCTCCGGGAACTGATTGACGCCATGAAAACCATGAACAAGATTCGTGACCGTTACCGTCAGATCGCAGACCGCCTCCCGAAGATGGATGCCTGCTAAGGAGAAGAATATGAAAGCCATTAAATTGACCACGGCGGAAAGCGAAGCAGTGGAGCGAGCTTACTATGAAGCAAGCTCTTTTGAAGCGCTGATGGCGGTTCTGTGCCGTCAGCTTAACGCGGATGCAAATCCGGAAACCGCAAAGGTGATCCGCCATTATGCAGAACTGTGCCGTGCGGCTCAAATGAAGCTGAAGATGGTGCAGGAAATGGTACTCTCCCGGTATCTTGACCATCAGACGTCGGCGGGTGTGCAGTACAGGTTTGATTTTGTTCGAGAGGAGGTCGTTCTCCTTGAAGCAACGGCGAATTGAGGATTATGGAAACATGGTCCAAAGGCTGTACGCGCGCGATACTGCGGCCGAGAACCGCGTCTGTTGCCGGAACATTACGTTCCAAGTGACAAGCGGGTGCAATCTCAAGTGCTCATACTGCTATGAGCACCACAAGAGCGTTGAGCGAATGAGCATCGAGACCGGGCGAAAGGTCGTAGATTACATCCTTGACCTGTACGAGAAAAATGAGTCCGATTTCGTAAATCAGAATACGCGGGCAGTTGTGCTGGATTTTATTGGCGGAGAGCCGTTGCTTGAAGCCGAACTGATTGAGCACATCTGCGACTACTGGTTTTCAGAGTGCTACCGCCGAGAGATTCCGCTTGCGCCGTTCACGAGAATCAGCTTTGCGACGAATGGCAAGTTGTGGTTTTCTCCGGCGGCGCAGCACCTGTTCGCAAAATATCATGAGATGATGTCTGTGACTGTCAGCATTGACGGCATTCAAGAGTTGCATGACAAGTACAGAGTGGATGAGCATGGGGTTGGCAGCTTTTCGCTGGCATGGAAAGCATTTCAGGCAGGAAAAAAGGATTTTGGGTGGCTTACGTCCAAGATGACCTTTGTTCCGGGATCTTTTCAGTACATTGCCGACAGCATCAAAATGATGCTGGATGAGGGATGCGTGGAAATCGCTTGCAACTACGCTTACGAACCTGTCTACACTCCCGAAGATGGCCGTGCACTGTATGAGCAGATGCAGACGGTATCTGACTACATTATTTCCCGACGAATGGATGTCACGATTACGATGCTGGACGACCTTTTGGGCGGACAGGCCAAGGATGACACTAATTTCTGCGGCGGCACCGGTGCGATGTTGAGCTTTGCGCCGGACGGGTCTGCTTATCCCTGCATTCGATATGCCCCGATTTCCATTGGCGAGGAAAAATCGCAGAAAGTCCGCTTCGGCAGTGTCTATGATGGTCTGTATACCACGGAAGCTCAGCGTCAGGCAAAAGCAGAGCTGGACGCCATCACGCGTACATCCCAATCTCCGCAGGAGTGCTTAGAATGCCCTGTATCGGCTGGCTGTGGCTGGTGTAGCGGCCTTAACTATGAATTATTCGGTACGGCCGATGAACGCTCCACGGCCATTTGTTGGGCGCACAAAGCGCGCGTTCTGGCAAGCTGCTACTATCACAATCGCCGTTATCTGGAAATCGGAGACTGTCTCCCTATCGAGGTGAGACTTCCGGCCGAAGATGGGCTGAAGATTCTGCCCGCCGAGAAATGGGCGGAATTGATGCACATTGAGACGGCGGCGCTTATGAAGTTTGCTGATGAAATCGGGATTAGCTGAAAGGAGGGAGTGCAATGGCAATCCTCATTGCCGATACCAAGCTGGAAACAGAAACTGATGCTTGGTATCAATTTTATGTGGATAAGATGTCTGACATCGCGGACCTGCCTACAAGCCAATCGACGGGTGCATCGTACAAGGTGAAGAGGCTTGCCCGTCCGACGAGCATTGCATACTGCATTGAGATGGCAGCTGTGTATGTTCTGGATGGAGCGGACCAGTGGCGGCTCATGTATGCTTTGCGCGAGGATGTGGCAGACGCTTTGCTGAAAAGCGTTGACGAAATCAAGCAGCTTGTGGCAAACACCAGTGCTTCAGAACAGGCGGCAGCAAATAGCGCTTCCTCTGCTGAAGCCAGTAGGATCGCGGCCAATAAGTCTGAGAAAATTTCCGCCGAATGTGCTTCATCGGCGTCGGCAAATGAACGTGCGTCGAGAGACAGCGCGACAGAGGCACGAGCTGCTGAGGGAAACACGTTGAACTACATGAATAGGACGCTTGATATTGCAAATCAAGCGGCGGGTTCTGCGTCATCCACCAACTTTGCATTTGGGCCGGATGCCGATGGGCGATTCTCGTTTTTTATCCGGAGAAGCAGCTGAAATCACAGATTTCGTGATTTTCTAACAAAAATCAGCTTTGCAGATGTTGGACTGCTATAATCTGAGAAGCGAAAGCAAGCAGCTATGTACATTGTGGCATGGCAACACTATAGCACGATAATCTCCTGCGGTGCTGCTGTGACAATATATTTTTCCATATAAAGGGGGAAAGAAAATGGATGACACATGGGAACTCATCAATCATCCGATGAGCGATGAAACAGGTCAGGCGCTTGCAGATCAAATCAAACGCCAGAATGAGATTCTGAAGGGCATTGCAGCGGGCGACTGTAAGGGAGAGAAAGGCGAAAAGGGTGAGAAAGGCGACACCGGCGAAACCGGCCCGAAGGGAGAGAAAGGCGACACCGGCGACACCGGCCCGAAGGGAGAGAAGGGCGACACCGGCGAAACCGGCCCGAAGGGAGAGAAAGGCGACACCGGCGACACCGGCCCTCAAGGCCCGAAGGGCGAAGACAGTGCGCCGCCGGATGCCAGCTTGACCATCGCTGGAAGATCGGCAGACGCGAAAGTGGTAGGCGATTTGATTTTGCCGAACCTGACTATTACGGTGGATGCCGGAAGCAATCTGACCATTACGGATGGAACCGGCATCATTACGGCTACGGTGGGCGAGGACGGTGTATACCATACGGCGTTACCTCGCACCGGGCGATGGACGGTGAAGGCAGTGCTGAATGAGTACACTGCAGAGGACAGTGCCGAAACTGAACTGGGTGGGGAGTATACCCTCAAACTTTTCTATGTTCGAGTTTTTGGCGTATGCTGGAATTATGGGGCCAGCTCTACTGTATGCACAAGACTGGGGCAGGAAAATGACCCGAACGGTTTCGTGAACATTGATATCACAAGCGAACCGGTGGCCGCTGTTGGTACCGGCTCTGGCAGTAGTCCCTTTGACGATTATGCCCCGTGGGCCGGTATGCAGGAGTACAACATCGCGAGCAACGCCGTTGGCCCGAAGCAGGGCGAGAACGGCTTCAGCAGGAGCAGCAACGGTGATGTAGTCGTCCACATCCCGGATTTTTGGTACAAGATCGTGGACGACGCCAGTGGAAAAAAGCGGTACTACTACATCGCTGACAAGCAGAAGACCGGGTGGGACAAGCACCCCGGCTCTGGCCGATACGTCGGTCGCTACAATACCGGCTCCGGCCATGTTTCGCGCACCGGAATGTCTCCGCTGGTAAGCATCACCAGAGCATCTGCCCGCAGCGGCGCAAAGAGCAAAGGCTCCGGCTGGTATGAGTACGACTACGCAAGCTGGTGCGCCATCGGCCTGCTCTACATCGTAGAGTACGCCAACTGGGACACCCAGAGCAAAATCGGCAAGGGCTATAGCAGCGGCAGCTCGGCAATTTCCTCCGGCGGTACCGATGTCATGACCTATCATACCGGCAGAGCTTACGGCACGGACGGTGCAACTGCCGTCCAGTACAGGCACATCGAAAACCCGTGGGGCAACGTCTTCGACTGGGTGGACGGCGTAAACTTCAACGGCAGCACGGTCTATGTCTGTACCGACCCCGCGAAATACGCCGATGACACCTCCGACGGATACACCAATGCGGGAACCAGAGCTTCTTCCAGCGGATACATCAGCGCTCTTGGAGCATCCACAACTGCACCGTGGGCTATTTACCCCTCGTCTGCCGGAGGCAGCGAGACCACCTACATCCCGGACTACTCGTGGACTTCGAGCGGCTGGCTTGTGCTGTATGTGGGCGGCGACTGGGGCGGCGGCTCGAGTGCGGGCCTGTTCTACTTCAGCGGCAACTACAGCTCGTCCGACTCGTACAGCTTCATCGGCGCTCGACTCCTTTTCGTCCCCTGAGGGGGACTGGGGGCCGCAGCCCCCAGAAGCTTTACAATCATCGATTCCTGCCAAGTGAGGCAGAAACTTAAAAAATAGGGATTCTCTGCGCTCTGCGCTGGCTTGTGCTGTATGTGGGCGGCAACTGGGACAACGGCTCGAATGCGGGCCTGTTCTACTTCAACGGCAACAACAGCTCGTCCAACTCGAACAGCAACATCGGCGCTCGACACCTTTTTCTTCTCCACATTTTGCGCAGGGTCTCCCACACCACATGGTGGAAATTTTCGCAACAGGACGCAGCCTAGTAG